ATCGTGTAGGTGCCGGTGCCCCCGGAACCCGTACCGAAAGCACTGATTGCCGCGATCTCAGTGTTTGCTCCGATCCCGGTACCGTACAGCACCATGCCGAGACCGATGACCCCAGACGCTACCGAAGTGACCGTCAGAGTGCCATTGTTATTCGTCAGATTCCCGGCAAACGCAGCCTCGTAGTTGTACAGACCGTGATCGCAATACAGGTCAGCCATTCAGAATCTCCTCGGCACGACCAGAGGCCAGCAACCCCGCCTGCTCCAGCAACGTCAAGCCGCCTGACACATCGTCGTTATCGAGGTTCACGGTGTCAGCCTTGTCGATCAGGTCGAGGTAGTCCTCGATGGTGGCGTTTTGTTTCGCGGCAGTGCGGATTGCCACGCGCTCCGGCTGCGTCAGCAACCGCAGGAACTCCAGCGGGGTCAGTTCACGGCGACCACCGTACACAGTCGACAGAGGCGCGGGCGCTGCCGGGGGCTCGGCGATCTCAGTATGGTCGTGCGTGGCGAACTCCATGCCGATCCACGCCACCGGCTCGATGTGCTGGTAGCGGTAGACCTCGGCTCCGTCTGCTTTGCGTGTTACGACGTACACAGGCATTTTTTCTCCCTTGCCGCCCGGCGGGCTGCGCACGCAGCACCGCTAATGGTTCAGGCGGATTACTTTTTTCTGGCCACCTTTTCCTCGAGTACTCCTCTCTCAACCAGCCGGGCGGCAACGTCCTGGTCGAGATCGATGTCGTCGCCCGGCGCGTAGCGGTGCCCGTTGTGCAGGACCGGATCGAGGCAGGTGTAGGTCTTGGGTGCTGCGGTCTTGGTTTTGGTGTTGTTGCTGGCGCTGTCCATGCATTTCTCCTGAAAAAACACCGGCCCGCGGCCGGTGTGTTTAGGCTCGCGGCCAGAACTACGCCACGGCCGCGCTGATCAGGTAGCCGCCGGCCGCGCCGGCAATCACCGGGCTGACCTCGTCGGTGACCGGGTAGATCCAGCTCTTGGCGTTGCGGTCCTGGTAGGCCTGCTCGACGATGGGGTAGCCGCGCAGGCGGTAGGTGTAGCCGTAGGTGGGGCGCCCCATGTCGGAGATGCCGCCCAGCTCGGTGTAGGCGACCACGACGAACTTGCCCCACACGTCGGCCATCGCGCCGCTGTCGTTTTCGTAGATGGCGTCGCCGACGAGCACGCGCTGCACGCCGAACAGGCCGGCCAGCAGCTCCGGGGTGGCGGTGTCGCGGCCGGTGTACTTGATGCGGTCGATGACCTTGGGGTGGTTGCGCAGCTTGGCAAACACCGCGGCGCCCATGACGATGGTGTTGGGGCGGCGGGCGATCTGGGCGCGTACGGCCTCCTTGGCGGCCTCGATGTCGGCGGCGGGGTCGGAGGTGCCGCTGTAGTCGCTCCACTGGCTGGTGCCGGACAGGGTGACCTTGTTGCTGGCACCGTAGTTGCCGGCGGTGGTGGCGAGGTCGGCCTGGGCCTTCTCGAGGCGCAGGGAGATGATGTCCTGCACCTTGGTGACGGCACCCGAGCCGAGGTCGACGCCGGGCACGGCCTCGGCCTCTTCCATCAGCTCGAACGGCACCATGCCCTCGAGGGCGTGCTGCTCCAGGGCGTAGCTGCCGGAGGCGTGACCGAACTGCACGCGCTTGGTGTTGGCGCCCGGCGCGCGGCCGGTGCTGTAGAGACGGAAGTCCTCCTTGCCGAAGCTGAGGATCTTGCCGCCGCGCTGGCCGACGGGGACGTAGGGGAACAGCGCCATGCCGACCATGTCGGCGTTTTTGTAGCCCTGGGCGACTTCGCTCAGGATCGGATCGATGACGCGGGCGGCCGCGGGGGTCATTTGAGGCATGGTTCAGTCCTTTGCGTTAAGCGTTGGGCAGCAGGAGCACTTCGATGAACTGGCCGGCAGCGGTGGCGGCCTGCAGGGCGATGCCGACCTTGGCGCCGGAGGTGGCCCAGGTAACGGCGCGGCCGGAGGCATCCGACTCGAGCGTGGCGCCTGCGGAGATGGCGGCGCCGGATTCGACGATGGTGGTGCCGATCACGTCGACCGGCACTTTGTCGCCGGAAACCCCAGCGGAGCGGGCGACGCCGAGCGTGACGGCGTCGGCGCCGGCCTGGGCGCCGGCCGGGGTGACGAAGCGGTGTGCGGCGACCGTGCCGGTGAGGGCGGCGGTCAGGGTCAACAGGGGCGTGGATTGCTGGCTCATGCTTGGTCCTTTTCTGCGGCCTTGACCGCGTCGATGAAGCTCATGGAGGAATTGGCCCGCATCAGCGCCTTGGCGCGGGCGCGGACATCGAGCGCGGCGCCGTCGACGCCGTAGCCGGCGGGGGCGGAGAAATCGGCGGTGGCAGTGTCGGCGCCGTTGCCGCGCGCCAGCTCGGCGAACTCGACGCGCGCCGGCAGACCAGCGACGAAGTTGCGCAGCCATTCGTCGGCGGGCTTGCTGACGGTGTGGTCGGCCTCGGCGAACTCGATCACGTCGCCGGCCGCAGCGGTTTCCATGAAGGCAACCAGCCCGGCCTGCTCGGCGGGCAGCACGCGGCCGGCCTTGACCTGGTCGGCAACGAAGGCTTCGATCTCGGCGCGCCGGGCGGCGGCCTCCTTGTCGGCCAGCGCCTGCTCGCGCTCGGAGAATTCGGCATTCCTGGCCTTGAGGGCGGCGTTCTCCGCCTCCAGTTCGGCCAGGCGCGCCTTGTCGGCATCGCTCATGGGTTGATCCTCTTCGGGGTTGGGTTCGGAAAACATCGGTGCGGGCATGGCCGCACTCGCCTGCTTCTGCAGGTCTTCTTCCGCCTCGCGGCGGGCGGCCATGTCCATTTCGTCCACCAGGTAGGCGGGTGCCACCTTGTTGGCGGCCTCTTCGCCGTGGGTCACCAGGAACCACTCGCGCAGGTTCTGGAAGAATGATTTCAGCGACCAGGTGGGCACTTCGCCGAACTCGACGGTGACGACGCCATCGTCGGCGTCGGCGAACTCGACCTGGCGCAGGCCCTTGACGGCGGGCGGCTGCGCGCCGAGAAAGCCGACGTGGCGCAGGTACCAGACGCCGGGCACGGGGTTGATCCGGGAATCGGGAGCGAAGAACGAGGCGGAGACCTTCTTGAACCGCCCCGCCTGCGCCATTTCCTCGAATGCCGCGTCGACCTGAGCGGGATCCGCCGTCAGGCCGTCTGCGCCTGCGGACAGGCTTTTGACCCAGCCGTAGGCGGGCAGGTCGTGCCGGGGGTGGCCGACGACGATGGGGGCTTCGTGCTTGGCCGGGTCGTAGGCGGCCGCGCTGGCGGCGAGGTCGGCCTCGCTGAACGCCAGCTCACGGCCCGCGCTGTCGACGTGGGTGCCGGGACGGAAGATGTGTATGGGCTGCATGACCCCATGTTCGGGGTCGCGCGGGGCGGGTCGCGCACAAAGCGGTTTAGTTCAGGAGGCGGTACCTCCGGAAGCCGTCTCGATCGAGCGCTATGGGTATGCCTGCGGCGCGTTAAACTGGCGTAAAAAACGCCGCAAACGCCTCAGGCTAGGCATGGGTGCCTAAACCGCCTTTTCGCCCAATGCCGGCGTTTCTCGCGCGTCTTTGGGCCATGTCCGCGCCGTTGCTCAGTCTGCGGCGAGCCGGCGTAGAAAATCGGACACGGTGCGCAGCATCCTCGCCCGGTCGCCCTCGACGAGCTGGAGGAAGGGTCGCGCCGGGATGGCGCTGCCTGGATGATTGACGGATTTTACAACGCGGCCGCCGAAGGCCAGGGCCTTTTTGTTGCGCGGCTTGATGACGTGCGGCCGGGTCTTGCCGCCGAACTGGTGGATCCGCGCATAGGGTTCGTTGGTGCCGACGCGCGCCCAGGCCATGCCGCTGTCTGCCTGGATGCTGGCGCGCAGGCGCCCGCTTTCGGTGAGGATCTTGCCGGGCCAGTGGCCGCGCTTGCTGCGGGCGGCGATGGTGCCTGGCTTGAGGCCCATCCATGCCGGGCGGCCCTGGGCGTCGAAGTTGTCCATTACCGCCTGGTGCATGTCTTCGGCCAGCGCGCCCATGAGGGGGCCGGCGTTCACGCCGAGCGCGGCGATGTTGTTGAGCGCGCGCAGGAAGGCGCGGTCGTCGATCTGCAGTTCAACCATATGCTATTCTCGAATCTCAGGGTGCGACAGCAGGAAATTCGGAGCGCCTGCGGCGCAGGGCCTTGGCCCATGCGGTATGGAGGGACGTCCGGCCTCCCGCACCCTGCCTCCTCACAGCCTGCCCCTCACCAGTTCCATCCGACCGCCCTTGACCGCATCGCGCAGCGTGATGGGGGCGACCTTGAACGCGGTGCGCACCATCTCGGCCGGCTCGATACCCTTTTCGACGCGCGCCGCTTCCACTGCGAGCTTGATGCGACGGCCGCTGGCGTCGAGCGCATCCATCACGTAGAGCAACGTGCCGCGGTCTACCTGGTAGAGCACGGCCGCCTGCCGCGCCAGCAGCACGGGCAGCTTGAGCCATTCGTCGCGGGTGAGCGCGTCGCCCCTGGTTTCGTGGCGATCAGCCTTGGGGCCGGCGATCAGGCGATCTTCCAGCGTGATCGCGCCGTCGGCGATGCGGTGCCCCTTGCCCGCCATGAAGGCTTCGTCCTGCGGCGCCAGGTAGCCGATCACCTTGCGGGTACCGAACGCGCGGCCGCCGTCGAGCACCTCGCGCACCCACGCCTGGTAATCGGCGATGCGCGCGTGCTGGGTGGCCACGTCCTTCATGATCGGCAGCACCTGGTCTTTCGGCACGCGCTCGATCACCGCCCGGCGGATGCTGCGATCGCTCTGCCAGGCGACGGCGCCGGGGTTGGCGTTGAAGCCGACGTCGACGGTGACGGGCGGGCCATCGATGGGGCGGTAACGCGCCACGGCGGCGGTGGCGCTGCCCCGGCGGTCGATCGGCTTCTGCACGCTGTCGAGCCGCCCGGCGCTGCTGCGGGTGGGGATGCCGCGCGCCTCGATGTCGGCATCGCCAAAAGCCCGCACGCTGCAGCGGCAGCGAAAGCCATTGGGCGGGTAGAAGCTGTCCCAGAACGGGTCGTCGTGGCGGAAGGTCTGGCCGTGCAGCGCGCGGTGGGCGGGGCGGGTCTTGCCGTCCATGACCGCCGTGTACTGCCACCAGGGGCGGAACTCGGCGCTGGCCTTCATCTGCCGCCAGCGGCCGGCCATGTAGGCGGTCTGCATGTTCTGGTCGTAGATCAGGCGCATGCGCGCCGGCGTTAATTTCTTGCCGAGGAGCTCGCCGGTGGCGGGGTCGGCGATCAGCCGCGGGCCGGTTTTGGTGTACCAGCCTTTCTTTTCCAGGGTGGGGACGATGGACTTTTCCCAGTCTCCGAAGCCGATGCCCTTGTCGCGCGCGTCCAGGATGCTGGCGTGGATATCGCCCAGCACGTCGGCCTTCATGACACCGGCGACGGTGAAGGCGCGGGCGTGGGCGCGCTGCCACACGTCCTGCCAGCGCAGGCCGGTGGGCAACTCGCGCCCGCGCTGCGCCAGGTAGGCGATCGCATCCTTGGGCGGCAGGCCCAGGGCGTAGGCGAGGTCGACCGGATCAGGCATCGCTCTCGCTCGTCATCAGCCCCCACAGCTCGGCGATGTAGAGCGCGCGGGCGAGCAGCTGCTCGAGTTCGGCGAAGTCCATGTCGGGATACTGTGTGCCCAGGGTTTCCAGCGCGGCCTCGGGGCTGCCGGCGGCCTTGAGTGCGGCCAGCACCGGTTCGAGTGCCTTGCGGATCGCGGCGTCGATCTCGGCGCCGGGGAGGTTCTTCACCGCGTCGAGCAGCTGCTGCATGCCCTGGGGCACGCCTTCCGCGAACTCGGCCTGCGGCGTTTCCGCAGGGGATACCGTCCCCGGCGCAGCCGGCGCCGAGGACATAACCTCGCCCATCCCGCCAGGCACTTTTAACGCGGGCTTCGGTGCCGGCGCCTCGATCCACTCTCCGCCGTAGGTCTCGTTGATGTATTCCAGGCTGGGGCGGAAGCCCATGTCCCACAGGTTTTTGTCGCGCTCGCTGCGGGCCTTGAGGTCCTCGGTGCTGTCGGCCTCGCGCCAAACGGTGGGCGGGTTGGCGCCGGGGACGTTGTACTCGGTGATCCACTGGCACAGGGTGTGGTTGAGGGTGGCGCTGAGCATGTCGGCATCGGCCTGCACCAGCTCCATGCGGACTTCGTTGCGCAGGATGGCGGCGCTGGCGAGCTGGCCGCCGCCGCCTTTCATGCCGGGGGCCTCGCCGATGACGGCGTGGGCAATCTGCTCGTCCATGTAACGCAGCAGGCGCTCGTAGGTGTCCACCGTGCCGCTACGCTGGGCTTCGAGCAGCTCGATGGTCATGCCATCGGGAATCGCCACCTGCGTTTCGCGGGAGAGCGCGCGCAGGGCGTCGAGCAGCTTGTCCTGCTCCGGCTGGAGCGTGCCTGACGGATATTTGCCGATGGTGGTGGGGGCGCCGAACTTGTCGGCGAACGTGAGCCAGAACTGGATACCCTGGCGCTTGAAGAACACCGGCCAGAACAGCACGGTGCCGAGGCCGAGGCCGTAGGGCGAGCCCTGCTTGCTGCCGACGGTGTGGACGATGAACTTGCGGTCTGGCATCAGCTCGCCTTCGACCGGGTGTTCCATCGTGCGCAGGCGCAGGCGGTCTTCGAGGTCGAACATGAAGCGGCCGGCGTTGCGCTGGATGACCTTTTTGGCCTGCACCTCGCTGCCGTCGATGCCCCACATGACCTCGCCGACGGCGTATCCCTTGAGGATGGCGTCGAGCAGGTTGTAGCAGATGACGTCGAACTGCATGGCCTCGAGCTGGGCGGTGACGATGTCGGCGGCAAGCTTGTCGCGGCGCGCCTCGGTGGCGGGCTCGACGTGCCAGGCGCGGCCGATGACGGCCATCTTGCGCTTGTGCAGCATGGCGTAGGCGTAGGCGTCGCGCTCGATCTCGTCGTAGACGCGAACGCCCTTGGTGCCGCCGCGCGTGGCGAGCGTGCCGTCTTCCTCGCTGACGAGGCGGTTGTAGGCGGGATAGAGGATGTCGCGCCGGCGGGTGGCGATCTCCTGGATTTCGGGGCGGCTGGCGTTGGTCTTGGCCGTGTCCATTTACATCTCCGTGTAGTCGGCGAGCCCCAGCGCGGCGCGCGGGCGGCCGGGTGTCTGGTAGTCGATTTCGGACGGCTCGCGCAGGCTGGCGTCGTGGGCCAGCAGGTAGGCGATCGCGGCGTCGCCGTGGCGGCTGGTGCCGCTCTTGCCAGTACGCCGGGTGTCCGGCAGCTGCGGGACGCCGCGGACTACTTCGAGGGCGCGCAGGTCGTCTAGCTGGTCGGCGTCGCGCGGAATGGCGATGGTGGCGTCCTCGAACGCGGCCTTGAAGGGCGCGGTGTGCTCGCGGTACCAGGCGAGCGAGAGCATCACCTGCTGGATGCGCGTGGCGCCGTAGCGCTGCATGGCGACCTCTGCCAGGTAGTGGCCGTTACCGCGCGCGTCCAGGTTGCCGGCGTAGAGGCGCGGCAGGCGGTCGGCGATGTGGAAGAGGATCTGCCGCTGCTGCTCGAACGGGACATCGGACAGCTCGACCGAGAACGGGAAAAACCGCGTCAGGTTCTGCTGCACCTGGAATGGCGCGATCACCGACAGGTCGCCCAGGCGGCCGAAGTCCATGCCGAAGCCGGAGCGCAGCGCCGGGTCGAGGGTGGCCAGCACGGGACGGGCGTTCCGCTCGAGCCAGTCCTGGCACTCCGCCTCGCGGAGGTGGGCGGGCCACTGGGCGAAGCCGGGCGGCGGCTTCCAGCGCAGCACGGGGGCGTCGACCATGCGGGCCTCGATCAGTGCGCGCGAGATCCAGGCGCCTCCGGAATTGCGCGGAATGCAGTCCAGTTCTTCGTCGGCGTTGTCGCGGTATTGCTTGTAGATGCCGTCGACCCAGGCGGCCTTGTCGGCCTCGGTGGGCGCGCGGCCGGTGCGCAGGCAGACGCGCTCGTACAGCCCCTGATCGACCGCTTCGCGGAAGGTGATGCGGTGCAGGCTGTACGGCGCCTTGCCGGCGCGGATGTCGTTGCAGAGGTCGTTGAACGGGTTCTCGGCGCCGTCGTGGGTGCTGATGACGTGCACCTGACCGCCCCAGATCAACAGCGCCAGGGCGGCCTTGAGCAGTTCGCCGAGCTGGTCGTGGAACGCGGCTTCGTCGATGACGACCCGGCCCTGCTTGCCGCGCAGGTTGCGCGGGCTGGAGCTGAGCGCGGTGATGCGCCAGCCGCTGGCGAAGCGGATGACGTAGGTGAGGATGGACTGCTTTTCCTCACCGTCGACGAAGACTTCCTCGACGGTTTCGATCTCGCCTGCGGCTTCGTTGAAATGCCGCGCCCAGTCGGCGCAATCGCGGATGAACTCCTCGGCCATCTCCTTCATGTAGCCGATGTACCAGACGTCCATGCCGCTGCGGCTGGCGGCGAGCAGGGTGCAGTCTGCGGCCTCGGCCCACGAAAGGCCGATCCGGCGGGACTTTTCGACGACCTTGACGGGCGCACGGTCGCCTACCCAGGCGACCTGGTAGGCCAGGAGTGCGGCCGGGGTGCGGCTTTCGCGCGCCTCCATCAGGCGACTCCGAGGATCTTGCGGCGGATGGCTTCGGCAGCTGCGTCGGACAGGCCGGCGCCTTTGGCTTCCTTGACGGCGACGGCGGCAGCGTCCTTGGCGGCTTCCTGGCGCACCTTGAGGATGCGTTCGGCGGTGAGCTTTTCGGCGCTGGCGAGGTCCTTGAGAGCCTTGCCAAGGAACATGAGATCCTGCGGGCTCGCGGCGTCGATGTCGCCGAGGGTCTGGAATGCGGTGGTGCGCAGCATTTCTGCCAGCAGGCGGCCAACGTCGCCCTCGGGGTCGGTCTGCAGCTTGCCGATCCATACCTTGGCGACCTCCTGCGCTTCGCGGTAGCGCGCCATCTGCTGCTCTGCGCTCCGCTTGTAGCGGCCGACTGCGGAGCGCGAGGCGTCTCCGCCGAGCTCGCGGATGAGGGCGAGGATCTGGTCGATGGTGGCGCGTCCGTCACGGATGGCGGCGTCGACTTCGGCCTTGATGCGAGGGTCGAGCGCCTTGACGCTGGATTTCCCGGTCATGTCGTCAATCCGGCATGGGCCGGGCGATTCCCGGCACCACGGAGCGACCGCAGGCCACGTCTGCGCCGCGGGCGATCAGCTGCGGGATGGGCACCCCGCCGACCTCGTCGAGCTCGAGCATGCCCTGTTCGGCCAGCCAGGCGAGATCCGCCTTGAGGGTGTCGACCCCTGCGGCGTGGCCGGTTTCGGTGAGCAGCCGCTGCACCAGGTAGAGGTTGGCGCGATATTCTGCCGAGCCCTCCAGAATACGCAGGATCGCCAACCGGCGATCCGCGGCGACGTGTGCAGCGAAGCTTTTCACGGCTTGTCCTTCAGCATCAAGAATTCGTGGATGAGGCCGAGGGTGCGGCGTACCTCGCGGAACTCGCCCTCCATGTGGCTGGTGCGCAAATCGACGGTGCGGACGCGGTCGTAGAGCTTTTCCACGTCGGAGACCTGCGGCAGGTGCTCGATCTGGGTTTCGACCCGCATGAGCCGCCCGTCGTGCTCCTCGAACTTGGTGTCGAGGTCACGCTCGAGATGGCCGATGCGCTCGTTGGTCTTGTCGTTGCGGCGCTCGAGGTACATCCACAGGCCGATGCCGCTCATCACGGCGAACTGGGCGATGTCGATCCACAATTTGATTACCATCAGGTCCATCTCGGGGCGTCCTTCTTTTGTCGTTTTTCGTAGTCGTCGCGGCAGTCGGCATCGCAAAACAGCAGCCCGGGGCGGAGCGGCTCGCCGCAGTTGTAGCAGGCGCACACGGCCGGCATCGACGGCCGGTTGCGCGCGGCGGCCACGCAGGCTTCCCGCTCTGCGGCCTCGAGCCTGGAGGCGACGTCGAGCGGGTCGGCCTCGAACTCGAATTCCATCAGCGGCCGCCCTCGTCTGCGAGCACGGCCGCGCCCGCCACGGCTGCCGCCGCCCCGGCCGCGCCGGAGGCGAGCGCCGCACCGGCAACCGGCGCGAGGGCGGCGGCAGCCGCAGCGCCGGCTGCCGCGGTGGCTGCGCTCTTGAGGCCGCCGGCGGCAATGCGCTGGCCGGCGAATGCGCCGACGCCGCGCTCGCTGAGCAGGACGGTGTAGTCGTCGCCGCGCTTTTCGAGCATGGCGTCGAGGGTGGCGTATTCCTTGCCGTTGACGATGGCGACCTCGCAGCAGACGATGCGCTCGCCGATCTGCACGGGGCGGACGCTGTAGCTGGCCGAGCCGGCGTGGTCGAGGCTTGCGCAGCCGGAAACGAGGGCGACGGCGGCGGCGGCAATGGCGCGCATCACTGGCTGCCTCCGGAGCGCCGATAGGTCCACGGCGGTACCCGCTCTGGATCGGTCCACAGCCCGATGCCGGCGCTGCGGGCGAGCCGCTCGGCGGTGCCGATGTCGGGGTCGGTGAGGTAGGCGGTGTAGGCCCAGGCGAGGCCCTGCTGCACCTGGTGGAGGCTGGCATCGATGCCGCCACAGGCGACCCGGGCGACGAGGCGTCCGTAGCGGTCAGCCTGCACGGGGGTAACCTCGGCATTGGCGTTAAAACACAAGGCGGCTAGTGACTGTTTTGCGCGCTCGCCGAATGGCTGGCGCTTTTCCGGCGCGTCGATCTCGGCGAGACGGATGCGCTGGGTGGCGCCGCCGGCAAGTACGGTGAGGGTGTCGCCGTCGGTCACGCCGACGACGCGCCCGGAAAACGGCTGCGCGGCGTGCGCCGACGCAACGAATGCGCCGAACAGCAGCCAGAAGGCGAACCAGGCGATGAACGCGAGGGCGCCGGCGACCAGATGGTGGCGTTTATTGTTGGTCATGCTCTCTCCAGGTGCCGCTGCACTATCCACGGGCCGAGAGCCGGCAGGACGTGCGGCGCGAAATAGTCCAGGTGGCCGCAAATCTCCGGCAGCGCGCGGTGCGTGGCGGTGTCGATGTTGGTGACGCCCATCGCCGCGGCGTCCTCGCTGGTGCAGCCGTCGCGCCCCATGCTGCCCCAGGCGTGGTGCCGAAACAGGCGCGCCAGCCACAATACGTGGTCGCACCGGTTATGGTAGACGTCCGTCCACAGGGCCCCGCCGAGAATCCGGTTGGAATCGAGCGCGGGGGCGATGAGGCTGACGTGGCGGCATTCCATGCGGCGGTCGCGCATGGCGAGCCAGGCGATGACGGCCCCGTTGCTATGGCACACCAGGTGATCGCCGGGGCGGACCACGGCAGCGAGCCGGCGGGCAATGCCCGGATTGCGCCAGCGGGCGCGGAGGACCCCGACCCAGCCGTACTCGAAGATCACGACATCGAAACCGGCCGCCCGGAACCAGGGCGCCAGGCGGCTCATGTTGGTGGTGCCCTCGCGGGTATGGATGCCGTGGACGAGTACGACTCTCACTGCGCGGCCTCCTGCTGCTGCGGCGCCGGCTGGGCCGGGTGGTCGATGGCGTGCAAGCCCTTGAAGATGACCGCGAAAGCCGCCGCGAACACCAGCAGGGTGATGATGGCGTCGCCGCGCTGACGCTTCATTTCTGGCACTCCGAAAGGTGGAAAACGTGCGGCCATTCCTCGAGGACGGCCGGCTGGTGCTGCCAGCACCAGCCGCGCGCCTTGCCCTCGCGGTAGAGCCATCCACCGATGGGCCAGGCGATGAAGTCGGCTGGCGAGAAATTGAGGTCGCTGAGCTCCTTGGCCAGGCCGACCGCGGCGGGCAGGACAATGCCGGCTTCCGGCTCGGCGCCCTGGCGATCGGCCACGGCAGCGATGGCGTAGCCGCCCACGGCGTGCAGCACGACGGAAACGGCCTGCGGCATGCCGGGAAACAGCGTCCAGGCACTGGCGGGCATGGCGGTGAGGAGCATGGCGGCGAGGAATGCGCGCATCAGTAGGTCACCAGGTAGTCGCAGCGCATGTCGATGCCGGCGCCATCCGCCTCGGCACGCGCCTTGTTCAGGAAAATTTCCACCTGGCGGCGGACGATCTGGGTGGCTGCGTCCATGTTTTCGGCCATCGTCATCTGCTTGTGGAAAGCGACGGTGACAGTCATGGAAACGGTGTGCGGCGGCGGCGGATCGCGGAAATCAGGCTGCATACTCTCCCCGCTCGAAGATGGCGCGGTCCATGCGGCGGCGGTTGACCAGGCCGCGGGAGACGACCTTCACGCGCCGGCCGTCCGCCTCGGTGCGGGTGACGTAGATCCAGCGGTCGAACTGGGCCGCTGCCGCAGCGAAATCGCCAGCCTTGAGCAGGCGGTGCATGGTTGATTGCTCGTAGGCGGCCAGCCCGACGTTGAAGGCGAGCGAGAGCAGGCCGTCGAATTCGTGCTGGGCAAGCGGCCGGGGAAACCGGGTGGCAACCCCGGTGAGGTAGACGGAGAACGCGCCGACGTCGGCGACGAGCAGGGCTTCGGCTTGGTCGCGGCTGAGACGGGTGAGGGTCTTGCGTTCGTGCGGGCGGATCAGGTGGCCGTAGCCGATGGTGGGTTTGCCGGCCTGGTCGAGGTAAGGCGTGGCGCGAAAACGCTCGCGGCGCTTGAGATATTCGTGGAGCTGGCTGGATGCACGCATGGGGGCAGAGTGCCCCACGCGCGCGGGAGGGATGGATTAAAGCGCTTTGGCTACTCCGCCCTGCTCAGAACGCCCGCGTAGTGCTCGCCGATTTGCACGTACAGATCGCCGCCCGGCGTGATCACGGCGCGGATCACGGTGTCCGGGATATCCAGGCCATAGTATCGCTCGCCGGTGTCGACATACTTGGCCGTGATTGGCGTGTATTTCATGTCCTCTGGAGGTCCCCAGCGGTCGTCGCTCGGCGACATGGTCTGCTGGGTCAGTGTGCCATCTGCCCTGATTTGCCAACGCATCCACGACATCAGGTTTGGCCGGTCAGGCGTGATCGGCTGGGTATAGACCCACGTCCCGACGAGGAACTCGCGCGCCTCTTCGACGCTCCGGATGTCGTCAGCCGACCTCGTGCACCCGGCCATCGCCACAGCCACCAGCATCAAGACGAGTTTTCCCATTTCAACCCCCCATCGTTAAAACAACGGCTGCGCAGGTCAGAATAACGCCGGCTGGATTTTACGCGACCGCAGCGCCCGCTGCTCGGCCAGCACCTGGTAGACGCGCTGCTCGGTGAGGCGGTAGCGGGTGCACAGGTCGCCGATGTTCTTGCCGTTGAATTCGTCCCACATGCGGGCGTCGCGCAGGGCCTGTTCGAGCCGGTCGCCCCGCGGCAGGTAGAAGGTACGGCCGCCGTGGTAGCTGGCCAGCGCACGCAGGGCGATGATGGCGAGTTCGCGCGCCTGGTCGGGCTGGGCGCCCTGGTCGACGTAGGCGGCCTGCACGACCTGGAGCATGTCGGTGAGGAGCTGTGGCCAGGCGTCTTCGATCTCGACGGGGACGGCGTCGAGGTTATCGGGCATGGGGAGGTTGCCGAACAGGTCGTGGTTGTTCATGTCACTCCTTGCGGTAGAGCCACTTCTTGAGGGATTCGATCGCGCGCCGGCTTTGGGTGCTGCTCAGCCACTCGGGCCGCTCGGGCAAACGGTTGCGCCGCAGCCAGCTGCCAAGGGCGGCATCGCTCGGGTCGCGCACGCGGCCGGCTTGGTGCAGCTCGCTCCATAGCGCCCGCACAAGGCCGGGCTGGCCAGGATGGACGGGCCGTTCGGCTTTCGCCTTTCTGGGGGCGGCTGATTTCCAGCCCTTGGCCCGAAAGTGGTCGAGCAGCGCCTTGCGGCCGGTCCAGTCGAGATCCTTGGCCGACTTCACGCGGCCCACCGTCCACAGGATCGCGCGGTAGGTGTCGTCGTCGAGCCCGAGCTGCTTCTTGGCCACATGGATCTGCGCCAGTTCGGCATTGCGGAGTTGTGCGCCGCTGCGGCGGGCAAAATCTGGCATGTCAGAACGGCATGTCGCTGTCGTCGAACGGCTGCCCGCGGGCGCCGGAGGCGCGCGTGTAGTCGCTGCGCCCGGCCGGGGCGGCTGGCGCGCGCGGGGCGTCGTCCTGCGCGTCGGGCCTGGCGCCTAGCATTTGCATGCGATCGCCGCGGATTTCGGTGGTGTAGCGGTCGGCGCCGTCTTTGTCCTGCCACTTGCGGGTGCGCAGGCTGCCTTCGACGTAGACCAGGCTGCCCTTCCTGAGGTACTGGCCGGCGATCTCCGCCGGCTTGCCGAAGAGGGATACCCGGTGCCATTCGGTAATCCCCTGCTGCTGGCCTGCCTTGTCCTTGTAGTGCTCGGTGGTGGCGACGGCGAGGGTGACGACAGCGTCGCCGCTGGCGAGGTAGCGCACGTCTGGGTCGCGGCCTAGGTTGCCGATGAGGATCACCTTGTTGACGGCTGCCATGCTTTTCCTTTCGTTGTGGTCTGGGCAAGGAAAGGAAAACGCGTTTCCCTTTCCTTGCCGCCCGGGAACCGGGCGGCCTGGGTCAGCCGATGGCGTCCTTGAGCGCCTTGCCGGTGACGAGCCTGACGGCGGTGTGGGCGGGGATGACGATCTGGGCGCCGGTTGCGGGGTTGCGCCCGGTGCGCGCGGCCTTGGTGACGGCCTTGAGCTTGCCGATGCCGGGCAGGCTCATTTCGGCGCCGGGCTTGACGAGGTGGTTGCGGGCGATGTCGGCCAGGCAGTTGAGTGCGGCTTCAACCTGGGCGCGGTTGAGACCGGCCGGGTAGTAGTGGCTGCTGGTGGCGGCGATTTCGCTGATGATGTCCTGCTTGTTCATGCTGTTTCCTTTCAAAATGCCCTGCTGGCGGGCGGTTGGGTGGTTGACGGTTTCCGGCAGCCTTTCGCGCTGGAGTCACGCTGGCGGCTCTTTGCTGTTTCCGTGCCGTCCGGCATGGTTATTGGCCCGACCATGTCCTGCGGTCCCTATGGGGTCTAGTCGATTTCGAATGGGACGATGACGAAGTCCTCGACGCCAGTGACGACGGTGATTCCGGGCACGCCGCGGACGGCGTCGGGTTCGGCGAGGATGGCGTCCTTGTTGACCTCTTCCTTGACGCGGATGAAGCGGCCGAGGCCGAGCTCGGCGAGCGCGGAGAGGACGGCCTCGACGCCGCGCACGGAAACGCTGGGCGGCCGCTGGCGCCACTGCACCTCGCCGGTGACGAAGCTGGCTGTTTTGGTGCGCCCGCCACGGGTGAGGTCTTGGCGGTTTGCCTCGCACCATACCTGGATGCCTGCCTGCAGGGGCTTGATCTGCTCGCGCAGGGCCTCGATGGCGGGCTGGTGGCGGTGGGTGATTTCGGCGATGGCGTCGTTCATTCTGGTCTGCTCGACGATAAGCTGGCGCTGCAGGTCGCCGATGCGGCGGATGTCGGCGGCGCAGTCGTCGAGGGTCTGCGGGACGTAGGCTTCGGCCTGGAGCTTGAGTCGGTTTGCTTTTGCCACGGTGGCGGTTCCTTTCAGGTGGGGACGTGCAGTTGTCCGAGCAGGTCGGGCATGGGGATGTTGCGCAGCCGGCTCTCGAGGGTGAGGCTGTGGATGGCGCGGTTGCGGAGGAACTTGCAGGTTTCCTCGAGCTCGTCGGCAGTGGCGGCGATGTAGTAGCCGTCGCGCGGGTGGCCGCAGACGGCATGGCCGGACAGGCGCAGCTCGCTGACGAGCTGGCGCACCTGGCGGTCGCTGATGTCGAGCTGGGCGGCCAGGGCGGCGACGGCGATGCCGTTGGCCTGGCCGACGTGCCTGGCCAGGATGGAGAGCAGGTCGTGCGCGGTTTTCACTTTGCGGCTCCTCCGACGATGGATTTGGCGGCGGCAAGGGTGGCGGCGATGGTTTCTGCGCTGGCGCGTGGCTTTTCCGGTTCTGGCGCGGTCTCCTCTCGCGGCGGCTGGCCGCCGACTGGCGTGTGCCCGGCGCGGCCCGCCTCGCGCTTGGCCTCGGCTGCCGACTCGGCCTTGTGGATCTGGCCGACGATGATCTCCAGCAGGTAGCCGTGGGATTTGAGAGGCAGCGCAAGTCGGTCGCGGCTGGCCAGCATGGTGTCGATCGCGGCGACCCACACGTCGCGCGGGGCGGCGTAGACGCGCCCGTTGCGGGTGATGCGCGCCTCGATGATCATGGGGTTGAGTTCGGCGAGCAGGCTGGCGACACGGTCAAAGCGGAGTTGTTGCTTGGCCGGCCGGAACAGGGCGAGGTAGCGCAGCACCGCGCCAGCCAGCGGCCCGGAGAGCGCCGCCAACTCCGCCAGCGCGGCGCGCGCGCCGTCGTGACCGATGAGGCTGTCGAGGCTGTTGACGGCGCCGCAGGCTGGGCAGACGAGTTTCATGCGCCACCCCTGACGACAGGCTGGCGGCGCGCACGCGCGGCGCAGTGGGCGCAGTGCCAGCGCCCGTTTCGCTTGACGAACCCGCTGCTGGGTCTGTCGGCCCAGCAGCTGCTGCACCAGCGGAATCCGGCGTGGGCTGCAATGGCATCGGTGGCGCGGGTGTTCTGGTGCTTCATGCGCGCACCCCCACGACGTCTTTCCAGTCGTTGCAGATGGCGAAGAGCTTGCTGTAGAAGCCGTGCCGGGTGCAGCGGATCATGGGGGAGCAGAAGCCGTTGCCGGTGTCGGTCTGCTCGCCGTGCTTGCAGTTCTTGCAGGAGGCGCGCTCGTTGGGGTGTTTCCACCCGGCCGCCCGCCTGGCGTTGTCGATGCTGCTCATGCGGGCCGCCCTCCGTGGTTGGTGACGGGCGAGGCGACGCCGATGTTGATGTGTATTTCGACGCGCTCGACGTTGATGGTGATGGAGCCGGGCGCGGTGGTGATGCCGACGCCCCCGGAAAGCGGCGCGCGCAGGGCTGCGCCGAGCTGGTGGCGGGCCCGGGCGAGCATGCCGTCGGCAATGGCTGCGGGATCCGCGGCGGCGCTCTCCCGCTGCGGCGCAGATTTGGCTGCGGCGAGCGAGGCTTCGACGCCGTCGAGCGCGGCGGCGACGCTGTCTTTGGGCGGCTTGCGCTGGCGAACGGCCTTTCCGGCAGTGCAGCCCAGGCTGAGCGCGTCACCTTGGGGGGCGCTGGGTGGGCTGCCGTGCACGGGCGTGGCGGATTGCCCGGCGGCTGGTTCGGCGCCGCCGTCGGCCGACGCGCCGGGCAGCGTGTAGGCGAACGCCTTGCGGTTGTTGATGGTGGTGATTTCGTGGCGGACGATGCGGCCTGCCTTGTGCAGCTGGGAGAGCCTGGAGGACAGGTTGTTCATGTCTTCGACCTGCTTGCACTGCTCGTAGATGCCGGCGGCGCCGATGGGGCCGGGCGCGTAGCGGATGATGGAGAGGATTTCGTCGGTGGTGGTGAGGCTCATTTGTCGGCTCCCTGGGAGATTTTCTTGGCGCTGGCGAGGTGGCCAGTGCGGTCGATGAAGGCGATGAGCTCGAGCGCTGCGGCGGCGTTGATGACGACGCGGGTTCCGCCCTGCTCGATGATCAGGTTGGCGTGGTTGTCGATGAGGTAGGTGGGCGGGTTGGCTGGTTTGGCGGCGATGTCCATTACGCGTCCTCCTCGTCGCACGGGGCGTAAACCAGGGCGGCGTCGTCGCCTAAGATGCGCTCGAGGGTGTTGTGGGCTCGGTTGACGAGCACGACGCTTTCGCGCACGGCCGCGCACGATTCGGGCAGGAGGCCTTTGACGTGATCAAGCTGGGCCGTGGTGTAGGCCAGGAGCTTGATGTCGTCGATGGAGACGGTGTAGTGCTTCATCACGCGGCCTCCACGGGGATGCACCAGCGGATTTCGACGCCGAAGCGGTTGGCGCACCAGTGGCTCCAGGCGGCGTCGCGCGCGACCTCGATCGCGTCGAGCGCGTGGCATTCCGGCCCGTAGGCCACCTGGATGCGACGGTTGCGGGCGCGGTCTGCCTCGACTGCGATGATGCGGATGCCGAGCTTGTCGACCATTTCGACGGCGGCGGAGAGCATGCGGGCCTGGTCGTGGATGTCGGCGTTGAGGTCGCTGACGGGGTCGCTGAAGCGGCGTGGGCGGAATGCTGCAGGTGCACTAGGCATGGTGGCCTCCTTGTGGTTGCTGGGTGGGTTTGAGGGGGCAGCCCTGGCAGGCGCGCCAGTGGCGCATGTCGCGGGGGCTGTTGGTGGGGGCGCTGCGACCGGCAAAAGCCCGGCACTGGGACTGGGTGATGGTGATCCCCAGATGCGGGCAGGCGATGCGGGCGTAGGTGTCGAGTACGCGCGCGGCGATGCGGTCGGTCTTGGCCGGATATTTGCCGGCGACGACAAGGCTCATGGTGGTGCGGGATACGCCGAGCTGTTCGGCAACTCCGGCGATGCCACGGGGGTTTTCGCAGATCGCCGTGGCGAGCAGGTCAAGCCATGTCATGGAGCACCTCGCTGTTGGGGTCGTAGACCTGGTTGCGCTGCCAGCGGACGCTGGGCGCGAGGGGGCCCGGATCGCGGCTTTCCATGAGCCACCAGCGCTTGGCGCCGTTGCTGGTGGGCGAAAGCGGGGTTTCCCGGCGCGCGAGTTCGACGAGGATGCCGGCTCGGGTGAGCGCCCTGATGTACTTGAGGAGGTTGGATTCTGGATTGCGTTCGTCGCCCTGGGCGCAGAGGGCGACGAGATCGCCGACGCTGAACTTGCGACGCAAGCGCATGGCGCGCCAGGCGCGGACGCGCAGGCCGTCGGCTCGCCCCCTGGCTCCAGGCTGCTGGCCGCGCGGTCCGGAACGGATGCGCGCGCGCCCGGCGGCGGCTGCACGGCCGGCTTCGGTGATGCGCAGGCAGCCTGGGGTGACGAGCTGGACGAGGTCGTGGCGCCGCAGCTTGCCGACTGCGTTTTCGACCTGCTTGGCGCTCATTCCGGTGGCGCGCTCGATGTCGCGCGCGGTGAAGCAGTCTGCCGCCGCGGCCTCGGCAATGGCCGTTAAGATGAGTTCTGCGATCCAGGCCATTAACGCGCACCCGCCACGGATTTGATGACGCGCGGCCGACGGGCCTGCCAGTCGTGGGTGAGCACCTGGCCAGCCATGTCGTTTAGGCATGCGCTGGCGGTGCCGTTGCGCTGGGCGGTGCGCTCGACGGTGGCGATGGCGTTGAGGATTTCGCGGACGCGGCCGGCGCTCTGCCGGTGGATTTCGGCGACGAGGTCGTCGGCAATCTTGATTTCGGCCAGCTGGGCGCAGAATTCGCCAACATCGACAAGGCTGGCTGGCCTGAATTCGACGACCTTGGCGATGCGGCTGCTGATCTGGGCGTGGCGGGCGATCTTGGCCTGCACCTGCTCCATGCCGACGAGCACGACGGTGACTTCGGTGAGGTCGGAGAGGTCGCGGACGGCTTCGAGTACCTGGGCATTCTTGTGCAGGCAGTGCTCGACTTCGTCGATGACGATGGGGATCTGCTGGCCACCGATGACGCCGGCGACGCGCCCGAAGATGTCCTTGGCGCGGCCGCGGGTGTCGAGCTTGAGGGTTTCGGCAAGCTCGTGCATGAAGTAGTGCGGGGTCCACTCGGTTTTGGCGCGCAGGTAGGCGGCGCCGGTCTGGACGGCCCAGTAGTCGACGGTCTGGCTCTTGCCGTAGCCGGCCTCGCCGGTGACAAGCAGCAGGCTGGCCTCGGCGGCACCGCGGGTTTCGACGGCGGTGAGGCCGGTGCGGAATCGCTCGTAGTTGGCGATGGTTTTGACGAAGGTTTTTTTCACGTACACTCCTGGTTGGTTGGTTGCTTCAACAATTGCCGGCCGGTAGCTGCAACTACCGGCTGGCTTCCTCAAAATCCCCGAACAGGTCTTCCCATTCGCTGGTGGTGCGATACCAGGCGACCCAGCCGTCGTCGTCGCGCGTGACGTGCTCGGGGTTGCGCAGCAGCCAGCGGTACTTGGCGGCGTCGGTCTCGAACATGGGCCGGGCGGGTTCGGCTTCTTCCGGATCTGGCAGGCGCACGACGTTGTCGACGGTGATGGCGTTGCGCTCTGCGGGGACAACGAGCGGCACGAGGTCGGCTGGCTGGTAATCGAGCAGCTGCGGCGGCTGCAGCTCGGCTTCGGCTTCTTCGATGCGGGCCTGGGCGCGCTTGATGCGGCCTTCTGCGCGTTTCTGGGCGGCCTGCTCGACGAATGACTGCGGGAAGTAGCTGCGCTTGTTGCCTTCGAACTCGGCGACGCAGATGAGCCGGCCGGCCTTGTCGCGAACCCAGACGCGGCTGGCGTCGTGGATGTCGTAGCCGACGCGGACGGTTTCGCCGTGGTAATGCTCGAGATCCCGGTGGAAGTAGCTGTTTCCGAACAGGGTGACGAGGGCGCGGCGGGTGATGGCCTCCTTGTACGGGCGGAATAGGTCGTCACGCTCGTTTTCCAGCACGAGGGTGGGCTGCCAGCCCTCTTCTCCGGCCTGTTGCCAGGCTTCCATCGGGGTCTGGTGGCGCAGCTTGCCGGTATGGGGGTCGCGGATGCGGGGCAGGCTTCGGTGGGGGCGATTGTTGTAGGCGTCGACCTGCTGTTCGCACCAGGTGACGAAGTCCGCCCAGGCCATGAGCAGGCGGCTGGTGCCGACGGCCCGGATGTCGGCGCGCGTGAGCTTGTAGACCTTCTGCTTTGCTTCGCGGTCCATGTCGGCGCCCATGTAGGTGGGCAGTTCGCGCGCGGCCTTGACCCAGATGGTATGGTGGGCGCGCTCGATGACGCCGCGCGCCTGGGAGTTGTAGGGCAGGCTGTGGGTGAGGCTGATCGATAGCCGGCCCATGAAACCGATGGCTTCGTTGGCCATGAGGGCATTTTTGAAGCCAGAGCCGTTGTCGACGTAAAAAATGGCGGGGATGCCGCAGCCGAGGCAGGCGTGGCGCAGGGCATCGAGCACGGACCAGGTGGATTCGGCCAGGCCGGCTGACCAGCCGACGGCGCGTCGGGTGGCGATGTCGATAACGGTGGTGAGCTCGGGCCGGAAGGCGCGGCCGTGGGCTGGGTGGGCTACTTCGGCGTCGAGGGTGTGGCCGTCTGCGGTGTAGGCGTCTCCTGGCCACATCTGGGAGCTGTCGCGCTTGACGTAGGCGCGGATGGTCTTGATTTCGCGGCTGCCCATGCGCCCTGCTTCGCGGTCGCGGGCGGACATTTTTTCCAGGAAACGGCGGGCCTGGCTATAGCTTGGCGGGATGATGTGCGGCTGCAGCACGCCGTGGAGTTTTTCGAGCGCAGCGGCCAGGGTTGGCTTCTGCGGCTGCTGCCACAGGCTCAGCAGGGCTGGCGCCCAGGGCGGGATGGCGCTGTCGTCGCGGGTTTTGGGGGCGAGGCCGGCGAATCCAGACTCGGCATCCTTGAGCCATCTATATATGGACGTGCGCGACAGGGTGCGGCTGCCGCCGATCCCGGCCTTGGCGTTGGCGACGGTCACCAGCTGCTGCAGGTGCTCGGGCAGCGTGCCGGTGGCAGCCATGCCGATAACGGTGCGGATGGCGTTTTCCTGGCCGCCGAGTGCGGCCATCCTGCGTACTTCGGCGACGATGGCCTGCCTGGCTTCTGCGGTGCGCCGCTGCCAGTCTTTGAGCCGCGCGGATTGCTGATTCGCAATCACCGCTGGCATGGGTCCTGGCTGCGCGGCAGGCATGGCCACGGTCTGCGCAGCGGGTGCTGGCAGCGTGCCGGCCAGGCTGGCGAGCAGGGCTTGCCTCGTCTGCTCCGGCAGGGCGGTGATGGCGTATTCCACGCCTTTGCCGCGCGCTTTTGCGCGACTCTTCCATAAATTTTTTTTGGCCTTCTTGCGAACGCCGCTTTCGTCGGCCGGCATGCCAGGGAGGCCGGCGAGATCCTGCGCGCTATACCAGGCGTCGATCATTTCAGCCCCCCTCGCCCGAGCGCGGCCTTGATCGCCTTTTCCTGCTCAGCCAGCTCCTGCTTGACCCTTCCGATCTCGCCGAGCTCGGCGAGCAGTGCCTCTTTCAGGGCGGCACTCATGGTGTGGGCGATCTCGGCGTGGTAGTGCATGCTCCCCGGCCCCTGCGGAGCAGGAACGGGAATTGCGCCGAACAGATCCAGGGTGACGAGGTCACGCGCCCTTGCCATGTTTAGCACCCCCTACGGTCTTTTACAGGACAGGCATGGCCGCCTTGGCTAGAATGCTTCAAGGCTTCCCTGCGAATGGTCGACGCACGCTTGATCGGCCGCCGCGTGCCGTCCGGGTTGAACCGGCTCGGCCAGATTTCCTGCGGCGTGCGCCCGATCGCGGTGGCGATGATCCGCTCCGCGTTGACCGTGGTGTAGGGAAGCTGAAAAACCATTGCGAGGTAGTGGTCGGAAAAGCCGTGGTGCCTGGAAAGGCGCCGCAGAGACCAGCCGGCTTTTTCCAGCTCGCTTTTAACGTCGGCCGGATGCCAATCCTGGCCGATTTTTTGGGGGGCGCGTTTAATCATGAGTCAATATTAAACACGCTTTTGCGCGTTGTCAACGCTTTCGCGCGGTGCGTTTTTGCTTTCCCGATTCGGCCCGATTCGTCCCGATTCGGTAACGACCGCCAAACCACACGGAACCCGCATGAATACTGAAGATAAAGAGAATCGGGACAGGCTCCCGCGCGATGTGCACACTTTCCCGATTCGGCACGGAGAATCGGGAAATGTCCGGGAGCGAATCAGGTGGATCATCGGAGATGAGCCGGTCGCCGCTTTTGCGCGGCGCGCCAAGATCAGCGAGTCGACGCTGCGCGACTACATCAGCGAAGACGACACCAAGCGAAAGAAGCCTGGAATGGAGAATTTGCGGCGAATAGCCGACGCTGGCGGTGTCTCGATCGACTTCCTCGTCACTGGCAAGTCTGCCGGCTCCGAGCCGATGCGCGCAGCACAGGACGCCCCTCTGTATATGCCTGGCTCGAAGTTCGTTTTTCTGCCGCTACACCGGAATGTGTCGGCGTCTGCCGGTAACGGCGCCGTCGTGTGGGACGAGCACGACGTCGATCATCTGGCATTCCAGGAGTCGTTTATCCGACAGGATTTGCGGGCTAAGCCAGCTGATCTGCGCCTGGTGCGCGTCGCCGGCGACTCGATGGAGCGACTTCTCTATAGCGGCGACATGGTCATGGTCGACACGTCGGTGCACCAGCTGCAGGCCGAGGGCATGTACGTGTTCAGGCTGGATGACTCGGTCAGCGTTAAATGGATGTCTCTTATGCCTGGCGGCGTGATTAGGGTGTCGAGCGAGAATTCAGCGAAGTATCCGGCCTACGAAATCACTCGCGCACAAGCAGAATCAGATCATTTCCAGGTTCTTGGCTTGGTCAGATGGTGGGCGCACACGCAGCGCTGATCCATGTCCCAAATAACTCGACAATTTGCCGTTTTTTTGCGCAGGTTTCCGGCTTTAGTACCAAATAGGCTTTCGGCCTGATTTCATGCGAAAGCCTATGTGCCGTGCCGGTTTATCCCACTTTTTCCCGGTCGATCCCATGTCCCATATCAGGTGACTCCCCACAGCAGGCTACTGCCCAGGGGTCATCACTTCGTCGTCTATTTTCGATAGCAGGTGTGCCCGACTCCGTC